CAGACAGAGCGAGTGTTGCTCCCCGATAGCTCAGCGGTAGAGTAGGTGACTGTTAATCACTTGGTCGTTGGTTCGAATCCAACTCGGGGAGCCATCCATCTCTTTAAAGCACTGAAACACAACAGTTTTCCTCGCTGTTTTGTCTACCCTGAAATAGCGGGTTAGACACTTTTTCTCGTTTTCGTGAACTGAAAGAGCCTATTCATCGTTCACGGCCTTCGCATCGACTTCGCCGCGCTCCCATGCAGAAAGGCGCTCGATCGCGCTTGCCGCCAGCTTTTTCTGGTTGGCGTCGCGGATATATTCCGCGAGTGTTTCGTCACGCTCCTGGCCGCTGACCGATTTCATCGTCTTGTTCGGCATCTCGAGTTCAGCCATCCGCCTGAGAGTGGCCTTTCTGAGGCCGTGGGCGCTGCAGTGCTTTAGGCCGGCTTCATCACACGCGCTCCGGAAGAAGTTGCCGAAGCTTGCTGGAGTGAACGGCTTACCCCTGTTGGTCACCAAAAAGCAGAATGGGCTCGAATACTTGGATGGCATCGCAACGATGGCTTCAACCAGCTGCGGCGCCATCGGAAGCCACAGCTTTGCGCCAGTCTTCTCCTGCACAACCGGAATGCATCCGTCGCGGGTCTGCGCCATGCCCATTGTAACCACGTCGCTGCGGCGCTGATCGGTCCAGAGTATAAGCTCCATAGCGAGGCGCTCGCGCGTCCCAAGCGCGTGTGTGCCGCGAAATTGTGTGATCTCTGCTTCCGTCCAGGAGTGAAAGCCCTTGCTGCTGTTCTTGCGCGGCTGCTTGACCTGCTCGGTTTCCTCCGCGGGATTGTCTTTGATCATCCGCAACTTCTTGGCGAATGCGAACAGACGGATGAGTTCTTTCCGCAGCTTCCTTGCGGCATGAATCCCACCAACCTTCCTTTGACCAAACGAAGTGTCTTTGACCGTCTTGATCATCTTCTTAGCGATGATGGCGTCAAGGTGGTGGAAGCGAACCTGATCGACGCGGCGATCCTCGCGCCCTTCACAGAAGTCATCGATTACAGCCGAGACCTTTTGCTGTGTGATAGTGGTGGGCCCCAGACGGGTCGGCACTGCGAAGTATTGGTCGCGCAGGTATCCAATGGTGCCAGGCTTCCAGCGTGTTTTACTGGCAGGAGCAGGCTTCGCATTCGGATCTAAGAAGCGTTTGTATTCAGCGCGGAATTCGTCAGTTCCCAGACCGGACTGAAAATACTCACCGTTGAAGGGGCTGCCGGTCTTGCGGAACCGGTGCCTGGTTTTGCCATGCCGATCGGTGAAGGCCGAAACATACTTCGGCAGGAATCTCTTACGCGCCATCGTCGAGCTCTTTGTCCCAGTCGTTGTCAGAAGCGGCCGCCTGGACCGCGTCACCAACAAATATCTCGATCCGCTGATTCTCCAAATCCATCACGATCTTGGCACGGCCAAAGCCTGCGTCTGCGACAGCTTTTGTCGCACGCCTCATGTCGTCTTGCGAGATCCTAGCGGCGGCCGTCACGTCGTCTCTTGCTCCTGTAGTATTTCTCTTACTGCTAGGCCGAGGGGTGTGGGGGAGGCTTTGAATCTTCCGCCGAGCCGAGAAACTTGCATCAAACCTACGCGCTCTAGCTCATTGATTCCGGGCGTCGCCTTGTCCCCATGCCAACTCATTGGAAGAAGGGCCCTTGCGACGTTGCGCTCCAATTCCGTCAACCCCTCTGCGATAGCTGCTGGATCACTTACTTGCATGGTTGCCTCCAAGGGCTTTGCGGTCCTCGCTTAGTTCACTGTCGAATTTCTCAAACCAAGTTTTGGGCAGATCGACCCGGTTGAGGATGAATGCGATGTTGTCGCACTGACGGTCCAAAGCTTCCCGCAGGCGCTCTATTTCGTTGGCAGCTTCCCACTCGACGAAGCTCTCGGGGCTGCTGAACATGTAGAGGTCTTTGCGCCGTTCAGTATTGCTCGCTTGGCGTAGCGATTTGTCTTCTGCCATACGCCGGGAAATGTCAGATGATTGTCGCGCACTCTCGCGCAGTCTCTCGACTAGATTGCTCATGGCTGGTCTCTCCAAAGGCCGCATTTTTTGCATTGCTGGCGAGCAACAGGGATGTTGAGAGCGCGGAATGGTGAGGTTTCCCATTCATGCCGACAGACTGCTTGGCGAAGCTTGCGGTGTAGGTTTTTGAACTTACGCATCAACACCCCTCCCCGGTCACAATCTCACAGCTCAACTCTCCCCCGGTGAACCAAAGGTCAGCACCAAAAAGAGCAAGGGCAACAAGAGCCATCAGGCCAAGTATGATGAAGGGTTTTTTCATGCTCTATCCCAATGGTCGATTTCGTATGCGTGGATCAGATCGACAGCTCCACCTTTGCCCCAAGCGTAGCGCTCGTCCCCGAACTCAATCTTTTCATCGCGCAGATGCTCATGGAGCGTGGCGCGAGCCGTCCTAAAGGCGATCTTATTGGACATGTTCTTGTCGATGCGTTGCAGCTCGAACTGCATGTATTTGATAAACCGGAAGCGGGGTGACTTGCGGAAGTGGTCAGCGACAACACGCTCGACAGCCCGTGTAAGCTCCGGCTTCACCGCCTCAACAATGGCTTCGGAGATTTCACCCTTGCGCTCCTCTAGGGCGCGCTTGGCGGCCTTACGGCCAATATCTTTCGCCCAGCGGCTAACAATGCCCATCACGACACCTTTCCAAGTATGATGAGAGTGGGTTTCATTGGGTCAGCTCCGCTCGGCAAATTGGGCAGATTTCTTCCCCCTCGGCAACCAACCAGCCTTCTCGGCGAGCTTCAGCGCGCAAGGTCCTGGCATCTTCGTAACCCTTTGGGCCGTCGTTGTGATTGCTCAGACAATCGGGGCTAGACCGAGGCCCATCACATCTGATCTCTTTCCAAACGCCCATCACGACATCTCCAATGAAAGGATAAGTGGCATCAGGGTTCTCCGAGGCTGCCGTGTCCGCGAGGCGCGCTGACAGGCGCATTCCCGCGCGAGTCCACATCCACCGGCATCCAGCCAATCGGTTGCCCCCTGCCCTCGCAGTAGAAATCGTGGCTCCAGCTCCAGCCAGCGAATTTCCATCCCTCCGCTTCATCTGGGCCAACATTGTGATCGTTATTGCTGCCAATCGTCCATGCAATCGTCGCATCTTCGAGTGGGTTGTCGCCATTGCTGTAGTCCACCAACAGCAGGACGATATCGTCCTTGGTTGGGTGTTCCTCCCAAGCCTCCATCGGACGCCATGCGCCAGTGATCGCATCGGGTGCTAGGGTTTGGACAAAAGCCTGCTCTTGCTGGCGAACCAACAAGGTGTTCTCGTACTCTCCCCTATTGTCAGACAGGTCGCGCTCACCCCTTAGGGCGGCGAGAATTTCGTCCCACGTCAGACCACCACGTCGAGCCAGCGTGCCAAGCGATTGCCGCCCGTGATTAAGCTCGATTTGCCGTCCAGCGATGTCTTGCAGGAATTGCCAATCGACCGTTGCTCCCCCGCCATGCAGAATTGGGAACTGTTTCCGCTCTGCCAACCCTTCCGCTGGTGCTGGAACGGCCCCATACTTCACGTGGTCTAGGACCATCGCGCCCAAATGGTTGAGCATGGTTGAATGGTCGAGACCGGCCTCCTGTGCCTTGGCGACCTCTGCTGCCCAGTCTGTCGCTGGTGCTGGGGATGGTGTGGCAAACAAACGATCCAGCTTGCCCTCAAGCTCATAGCCGCGCTGTCGGGTGTCATCGTTCTCATCCATTTGAAGCGCCTTCACAATCAGATGAATGTCCGTCGGCACTGCACTTCCATCCATCCAACCGGGATGTTTGGCCTCAAGCTCCTCATCGAGCGCGACCATTGCTGCCAGCCCTTCCGCTGGTGCTAGGGATGGTGTGGACTCGTCTAGGTCCTTTCCAGTCGTGTTCTCGATTAGGTAGCGCTGCCCCTCTATCCAGCCTTCAAGATAGTCACCGTCCTCTATCGCCGCTGGCGGGGGCATGATTTTGAGGCCTTCCGCTGGTGCTGGGGATGGTGTGGTGCTTAAGCGTTTTCTGGCCGCTTTCGTCAGCTCTTTGAATTGCTCATCGGTCGCGCTTTCCCATCCATGCTCTCCACCCCAAAGCATGTCGGAAACAAGCTCTGTCATTTGCTGTGCACGTTGATCTGTCTTGTTATCCTCCCCCACCTCAGGCGGTCGGCCTGCGTAGAGTGGGCAGCGCTCAGGTTCGTCGTGCGCGCTAGCGTAGCATGTGCCCGCCTCCTCGCATCCTACCCCCATGCCGCAAGACACAGGCGCCGCGTTGGCGCGATTATTCCATGCAGCGGCCGCCTCTGGTGCTGAGCGGCGAGTTGGGCCTAGTGCGCTGCAGGCAGTGCAGATGACAACGTGACCTGATTTATCTTCGGTCAATACGGGCGGGAACTCCCTGTTTGTGCAAAACGGGCAGTCCGCTAACGCTTGTGGTGTGGGTTGCTTGTTAGTCATTGGGATAACCAACCAACTCCAAAGCCGACCGCAAAGCCGATCAAGAACACCGTCAACGCGATCGCAAACAGGACCACCACACTGATCAGCATGTCGGTGTCGTCTTCGACCGGCTCGCTCATCGGTCGCACTGGACCGTGGCGAAACATGCGTTCATCCGAATGCATAGGCGCGCGTGCAAAAAGCGCGGGATCTTTGGCGCTCATGAGAACATGACTCCTGCTATGAAGATGGCGGCTAGGCCGGCACAGATCACGAGCGGAGACAGCAGCTCCGCACGATTGTGGCGCCAGAGCCAGTTGAAGGTTTCGCGGACTGTCATTGGCAGCCGCCCTGCCCTGCCCGCTGATAGATTAGCTCGGCAGGTATGAAGTGGAGAGGGGCGCCGTCCGGCGCTTGAGGGATCGGGACATTGCCAACGGCCTGGACAGCCCGGGCCCTGCTTGGAATTCGCCTGACGAGCCCGCGGTCGACCAGGTCGCCGATAATGCGCTCACCGATGTGTGAGCTGTTGCTCCCAATCGAATTCGCGATCTCGCGAACGCTTGGCCCATAGCCATGCGCTTTTGCGTAGCCAGCGATGAAGCTCAGCGCCGCTTGCTGCTTCGGAGAGAGCAAAGGCTGTAGAGCCGCAAAATCTCGCTGTGTTGGAATATCGACGTGCAATTCCACCTCCGTGTCGGAGATGGAAATATGATAAGTTTTCTATCGCGTCAATAGATTTATTATCGCCGCGATAAGTTCGAAAGTGTCTGGCGCGAATCAGGGCCGCTCAATTCCGAGCCACTAGTCGGGCCGATAGGAGCGCGAAAGCAGGCAGTCAGATTCGGCCCTCTCATGCCATTCTCTTGATGTCTCCTCGAACCCAAAACTGGCATATGATGCGGCAGTCTCACGAGCTGCGACACATGCTTCTGGAGAAGTTCGGGCTGCTGCTTCGTATCGCCGTTCTGCTTGCCAGGGTGGAAACAAGAAGCCGAAGGCAATCACAACCGCGACAATGACGAGCAGGACCTTGAGAAAATTGCGGCCAGTAATCGGCGGCTCGGGAGGGTCTTCAAGATATGCCACTAGAGCCCTCTTGCCACCCAAACCACCTTACCGACAATATGGACCTCGGCAGCATCAACATCATAATCTGGAACAGTGGTGTTGTCGCTGAGTATCCGGACCATGTCGTCAGGAAGTCTGCGAAGGCGCTTGACCATTCCCGCCCCGGCATAGGTCAGAGCCCAAATTTCGTCCTGCATAGTGACAGTTACTTGCGAAGTGTCGATCATCAGAAGATCTTCGCGCCTTAGCGTTGGCTCCATGCTGTCCCCATGTCCCTTGGCAAGAAACAGCATATCCGTGCTGCCGCGCGCGTAGCGCCGCAGAAAGTCCAGCGAGAATGGCAAGAGCGACACTTCGGGACTGCCCTCAATCAGCGAACCGTCCCCCATGGCATAGGAGATATCGAACAGCTTAACGTACTCGATGTCCGAGTTGAGAGGTGCGATCACGCCCTCTCCAGCACCGTCGTCTGCCTGGCTCGGAAGTGGACCACCTTCGAGCAGCCAGGATACCGGCACTCCAAATGCCTTGCCGAATTTTGAGGCGTGCCGGCTGAAGCCACTCGTCTCGTTCTCATAGGTGCGATAAGTGACCGGCTTGAAGCCCAGCGCTGCTGCGGCCTCCTCACCAGATTTGTAGCCTGCTTTCTGTCGCGCCCATCGGAGGCGTTGGCCAGCTGTGTCGAGATCTTCTGTCATGCTGCCGACCTTGTAACCCACAGAAGCGATAAAAATCTTATTGATATGTTTTCTATCGTTTGATATCTCGACGATATGTTTTCTATCGTTGACCACGGAACCCTCATTGATCGCCTAGGCGGAAACAAAGTAGTTTCCGATGGGATTCCAGGTGTGTCACCTGTGCGCGTTGGTAAATGGAAAAGCGCTGGGCGCATCCCTGTCGAGGTGTGGCCTGCCATCATTGAATTGGCAGCCAAGGCTGACCTGAGCTTCGTGAACAGCACCTGGTTGATGTCAAGCTGGCGAGCGCGCGAGGGCTGCGACCTTGAGAGCCTTGCAGCGAGTGAGGCTGCTTGATGGGCGCTTCGGCGAAACCAGATCCTCAAGGACTTGAAGGGGCAACCAGATGATTGGTGCTGCTCGTTCAAGCCGTTCTGAATTGGCGCTGCGGGAAGGACTGACCCCCTGTTGCTTAATCCTCGCAGTGTCTGCTCGGCGGGATGGAGCGGCGTCTTCGATCCCTCAGCCCCTTCTTCTTCGCCGGGCGCTATCTTTTCGGCCGTCATCGTTCGGCCACCTCCTTTTCAACCTGTTTGACAAGAACGGAGTAGTCGATGCCTAAAGAGGGCGCCGCTAATAACGACCTGCTCGTTGGTAGCGTTGAAGCACGTAATGCCATTCGCTGGAGCTTGAGGCTCCATATCGGCCGGGGCCGTCGATATTCGGTTGCCGAAGTCAGCGAGGGCACCGGCGTGCCGGTCTGGCAGCTGAATCAGGCCATGATTGAGGCGGAGGATTCCAAGCACCGTCCGCTGCCGCCTGAATCCTTCATGAGTGTCGCCACCTTCCTTGGCAGCTCGTTCCTACAGGGCTGCATCAAGCCGACAGGTATCTGCGTGTTTGATCCACCTGAGGGTGAAGTGAGCCCAGGTCAGATGGCTGCGAACAACACCGACGACAACGCCACGCTTGTTCGCGCGGCAATTGATGATGTTTTCGACGAAGACGAGTGCCCCGATCTTATTGAGGTGGGCAACCGCATGATCGCAAGGGGGATGCGGCTGCGCTCCCTCGCCCTCACCCGACAACGATAGGGAGTACCTCCAATGGTTGAATCCACCGATGATCGCCTCCGCCTTCTGATCGAGCGCATCGAGCGTCTGGAAGAAGAGAAGAAGGGCATCGCCGACGACATCCGAGATGTCTACGCTGAGGCCAAGGCGGTCGGCTACGACACCAAAGCCATGCGCTTTGTCGTCGCGCTTCGCAAGATGAAGCCTGACGAACGATCCGAGCGCGAGACGCTGCTCGAAACCTACAAGGCCGCACTGGGAATGGGCTGATGTCGGTGACGGATCAGCGGGAGCTTTGCCTCGAACACGAACAACTGCGGGGTGATGGCGGGCGCTTTGTGCGCGAGCGCTTTTCACCCCAACGTCGACTGATCTTGGCGAAGACGCGCGAGATGCGTGCCCGCATGAATCTGCCCGAAGCCCCGATCCTTGATCCAAGCAGGAGGATCAATTGAACAAACTCACCGGAATGGACGGGTTCTTCGAGGGTGGCACTATCGACGCCCACACCGACTTCTCTGACCTTGGGGCGCATGCTGACCGAGAGCGAAATCGCTATCAGTTTGCCGATCTCGCCGAGCGACGAGAAGCGAGGATTGGCGAGGACATTCTCTACCAGATCGAGCAGCGCGGTTGGGCGCCGCCTTGTTCAACCCACGACCTCGATAGGGTCCATGAGGATGCGTTGCGAGCCATAGCTCGCGATCTCCCTGATCCAGAACATATGGCGCGGGTGATCGAGCAAGCGGATCCGTTCGTCGCGAACTGCCTGGCTGATGCCTACCCTTCGAAGCTGCCCGGCAATTGCGGGCAGTATCGCGTGCGCGATGAAGCGGCTCCTCTCTTGCGATCGTTGGGTATCGTTGAGGCTGGAGGCGTTCATCTTGGCAGCTTCGGATTCGAGGTTCGTGAGGCCTTGCTTGACCTGCTTGAGTGGGGGGCGCCGGCGTGAATTCTTTCTCAGCGGTCATGCAGCAACGGCATGAACCCCACGATAGCCTAGACGACTTTCCAACGCCGCCATGGGCAACGCGCGCGCTTTGCCAATGGCTGCAAGAGCAGCGCGGGCTCCCACTTCAAGAGCTTAGTTGCCGTGAGCCCTGCGCGAACCGCGGCTACATGGTGCGACCGCTTCGTGAATCATTCGGAACGGTACTTGCCAGCGACGTGCACGATTACGGCGTTGGCTTTGAGGTCCAAGACTTCCTATTCCCGATCACTATTTCTTCGGTCGACTTCACGTGCATGAACCCGCCCTTCCGGCTCGCAGAGGAATTCGTCCACCGCGCGCTTCAAACCAGTCATATTGGCTGCGCGGCGATCTTGAGAACAGCCTTTCTCGAAGGCAAAGCTCGGTTCAGCACCCTGTTCAACTCACATCCGCCCAGCTTTGTCCTTCAGTTCGCTGAGCGTGTCCCGATGTGCAAGGGTCGCGTCGACCCGGAGTTGGCCAGCGCGACGGCCTATGCCTGGTTTGTTTGGCTGAAAGGTGATCACGATACCAGACTTCGTTGGATAGCCCCATGCCGGAAGCGTCTCGAACGAAGTGGCGACTATTCGGAGATGTCTCCATGAGCATGGCTGAGCTGACCCCGCTCCAGGCGGGGATCTACGAGATCCTTCGACGCGCAGCGCATTGCGGAAATGTCTGCCCTGGCAACGCATCGATCGCGGACGAGCTGAGCGCGCAGACATCGTCCGTGCATAGCGCCTGCAATTCGCTGATGCGCAAGGGCCTTATCCAAATCGAATACGGCATGGCTCGGAAGAACCTAGAGCGGATTATCACCGCGATTGGCGATAGCGTATCGACGGCGACTCCCGAGGGCTTCGTCAGTAAGCGAGACAAGCTGGCTAAGTCCAATATGAGCCAGAGCTCGACGCCGTGTTTTCGGTGCGGCTCTCGCATGGATGCTTGCCAATGCGGGGGACGGTCATGAGCACTGAAACCAAAGCATGGGCCAAGCGCCAGAAATGCGGCAATGCGACGACCAAGTCAGTCCTTATTGAGCTTGCCAATTGGGCGGACCCGAGCGGCTTCCTGAGCTTTAGGAAGATTTGGGACATTGCCGAAGTTGTCGAGGTCGATCCGCGCACTGTTCAACGCCATATTCGCAAGCTCGAAGAGCCTACAGTCGATCAACCAGATAGGCTTGGTCTGATCCGCCGAGTGGCTCAATATCGGGAAGACGGATCGCAGGGCGCCAATGCATTCCAGCTGATCGGATATCAGCAGCCATTGACTGAATCAGGCGATAAACCGCAGAAACCTAGGGGTGACAATCTGTCACCCCCCCATGACAATCTGCCACCCGGGGATGACAATCTGTCAGGGGACGGGGTGACACTGCTGTCACCCCTTAAAGGAGATAAGGATTCTTATTCCCCCCCTGCCCCCCTAAAGGGGGGCTCTCCCCCCCAAGATGATTTGGGTGATGAAGGGGACCAGGAACGGCAATCTCGGCGCGGAACCAGGTTGCCTGAGGATTTTGACCTGGTGCCGATCGACGAGCTCCCAGAAGCTGCTCAGGCCATGGTCAGGCAGTGGCCCGAAGGGGCCTACGAGCTGCTTCACGAAAAGTTCTGTCTGTTCCATCGTTCGGCGACGGGACGAGCTGCTCGCTCCGCTGACTGGCCCGCCAAACTCGCGGCCTGGGTGCTGGAAGATCATCCCAAGATGATGCGGGCTGACCGCTCGAACATTTCGATGTCCAAGGCGTCATCGAAACCAGCTGCGAAATCCTCTGAGCCTGTCATCCCTGTCGACGCCAAGAACCGCGAAGACACGCGGAGCGATGCGGTTCGACAGGCACTGCGGCGAGAACTTGGAAGCGCCCTCTACCTGACCTGGTTCTCGAAGTCGGCGATTCTGCTCAAGCAAGACGGGGCAGCTGTCAGCGTTGAGGTGGTTTGTCCAAACGAATTCACTCGCGACTGGATCTTCGATCGCTTCCGGGACCGGCTCGCGATGGCTGCCAACACTGATCTTCAGCTCGTCGAATTGACCGTCGAGCAAAAGGAGGAGGTCGTTGGGTGACTTCCGCTCTTCACTCGGCCCATTCGCTGGCGCGATGCGCGATCCCGATCCCGAGCGGCTCAAGGAACTGGCCGTCAAGCTCTACGAAAAGAGCGACGGCAAGATCGTACTCATCAGCACGGATTGGTTGCCTGGCTGGGGTGATCAGAAGTTGGCGCAAACCCTGGCTCACAAGGCCTATGATGTAAAAGTGAGATTGTGACAGATGCCGTTGACTGAAGAGCAACGCGAACTGGAGGTCGACCTCAGAGAGCGCCGCAAACTGCCTGGCGAGACCGATCTCCAATGGCGCACGCGGATTGCTCAGCTCGACCAAGACAAACGGCTTGAGAATGGCGAGCCTGTCTCCGCATTTACCGAGCAGCACGGCGAATATGAGCCGGTCTTTGTCATGCATGTCGAAACCGGCACGCTGCACCACACCAAGCGCCATAAGGGCCAGTCAGCGCTGTTTCGGATGCATCAGAACGGCACGCTCGATAACGACCAGTTCGTTGCAGCCCAGACCATCATGTTCATCCACGAGATGATCAAGCGCGGCGCCGACGTAAAATGTGCAAGCCTTGAGGCCCGGGTCGACAATGGCGGTGGTAACAGAGACGCATCCTATGAAGCTCTCAAGCAGGTCCGCGCAGAGATGGCGTACACGATCTGGCGCAAACGGCTGCCGGCACCTAGACCCCTCGTCCTTGAGATGCTGACCGCGCCTCGACCGATGAGTGCAACAGCTCGCAAATACAAAATGGGCTGGCGAAAAGCGCGCGAACGCTTCGTCAGATCACTCGACGAATTTGCACGTATCCACAGAGAAGTGACGAAAGTGGTCAAAAACGAGGATATTTTGCGCGCTCACGATGGGCTGGCAGATTGACTTTCGACAATGAGAAATTCATATGTCAGCTAACTCGAAGAAATGCGTCGAAACTCCCCGTTGTGCCTCGCTGGCGCTGCGGGGTTTGTCGTTTCAGGGGAGGCAGACGTGTCCACTCCTGAGCTGATGCTCCAGAAAGATTATGCTGCTTATCGTGGTGTCGGGAAATCGGCAGTCTCGATGTGGAAGAAGCGTGGTCAGCTGGTCATGCGAGACGGCAAGGTCGACGTGGCGGCGAGCGATAAGAAACTCGGCGAGATGGTCGATCCCCATCAAGGGCGTCCTACCGCATCCGATTCACTTCCGAACGTCGGTTCGACCGCCGAAAACGACGACCTGGTCGACCGGGCCGAAAAGGATGAGCTGAGCTCAGCTCCGACAAGCGGTGTCGCAAGTGAGCGCGCGCTGCATCTCAGAGAGCAACGCGTCAACACGGCGCTCAAAAACGGGCAGCTCGCTGGCGAACTCGTCCCTCTCGAAGCCATGCTGGCCAAGATGGAAAGCTTCGCCACTCGATACCGGGAGCGGATCAGCTCAGCGCTCAGAGGCTCTGCAGAGCGGCTGGCGCAAGAAGATAATCAACGATCGGTCAGAGCGGTGCTCGACAAGATCGTCCACGACGTTTCGAACGACTTCGCTGACGAATTGGAGCGCGAGGCCAAACAAGGACAGTAGATGTTTGTCGACTTCGATCGCTACGGGCCAGAGGCTGGAGCGATCCTCGCGACAAATGTCGCAAAGCTCGATCACGCTGCCGCCCAAGGGACAAGGCCACCGCCACTGCTCAAGCCCTCTGATTGGGCTGCAGAGCATCGCCGGTTCCCAGATGATGATGCCTATCCAGGGCCATGGAAGAATGAGACCGCTCCTGAGCTCGTAGAGATTATGGATGCGCTGGATCCCGCAGATCCATGCGAAGAAGTCTCCTTGCCGAAATGCGCCCAGTCAGGCGGCTCGGCAAGCGCTGAAAACCTGATTGGGTACTGGGCGGACCTTCATCCCGGTCCCGGCATGTTGATCCAGGCAACTGCGATCGCGGCCAAGAACTGGGCCAAGGAGAAATTCTGGCCAATGGTCGAGGCAAGCCCTCGGCTCAATCCAGATGATGGCGGCGCAATCCGCCCCTTGGGTCTGAAAGACGGTAGCGGCTCTGATCAACGAAAGATCAAATTCCGCCGTTCGAATGGCTATCTACTCCTGGCGGGCGCAAACAGTGCTGCCGATTTGAGGCAGCGCACCATCCGCTATGCGCTTGAAGATGACCTCGACCAGTTTCCGGACGACCTGGACAACCAGGGCTCGCCTGAGAGCATGGTGGATGCCCGCCTCAAAGTGTTTCGGGGCAAAGGCCTGTCGAAGCGCCTCAAGATCTCGACGCCAACCATCAAGGGCGCGAGCAAGATCGAGGCGGCTTACAATGCCAGCGACAGGCGGCGCTTCTATTTCAAGTGCTGCCATTGCGGTTCGCGGTTCGATCCGCAATGGAAGGACATTCAGTGGCCAGATGGCGAGCCGGAGAAGGCCCATCTGATCGCGCCATGCTGTGGCGCTGAGATCCAGCACTGGCGAAAGCCGGAGCTCAAGCTGTCTGACGGCTGGTTGTCGATCATCATTGACGGGGTTGAGAGCCCCAAAATCCTGAAGGAAGACGAGTTCCAGGCTCTGCGAGCTAAGATGGTGCCAAGCGTCAAGCGCGGCTTTCATCTGGAGGGGATGATCTCGACCTTCCAGACCTGGGCTGACATGGCCGTAGGATTCATCGCTGCTCAAGGCGATGACAATCTGCTCAAGGCTTGGACCAATCTGAGCCGCGGCATTGCTTTTGAGGTCAAAGGTGGTCGGCCCGATCACGACAAGCTCAGTGTCTTGCGCGAGCAAGAGTGGGGTCGCAGTGATGTGCCCAAAGAGGTCGCCGCCACGACGCTCGGCGTCGATGTTCAGGGTGACGGCCTCTATCTTGAGCTCGTCGGCTGGGGGCCTGGTCTGGAGAGCTGGCAACTTGATGCCCGCTTCCTTCAGGGCGATACCGATATTGAAGGCGAAGGCGCCTGGAAATTGCTGGACCAGTACAGCAAGCAAGGGGTCACTTATTCTGGCGGCAAGACTCTTCCGATTGATCAGGAATGCGTTGACGCTGGCTACCACACTGGTGCGGCAAGAGCTTATTGCGAACTGAGCCCTAGGCGGCTTGCAGTGTTCGGTCGATCCGGCTGGACAATGCCGGTTCTCGGCCGCGGCGAAGCGATCAAGTACAATCAGCGCGGCAAGCGCGCTGGTAAGGCTGGTGTCAGCGAAGATGATCGAGCGTTCCTTGTGGGCACGTTCCCGATCAAACTCAGTTGGTACGGCTATCTGCGGGAATCAGTGAAATGGCACCGGGCCCGAATTGAAGCGAAGAACAGTGCTGACGAATTCGACCTGGTGAAGCCCAAGGGCCTCGCTCATGTTGGACGCGACGTACCGGAAGATTGGTTTGAGCAGGTGACGGCTGAGGCGGTCACCACGAAGAAGGTCGGCTTCAACACCGTCCGCGTCTTCGCGCCGCTCCCGGGTCGTCCGAACCACTATCTCGATTGCCGCGTCTACAACCGCGCTGCACACGAAAAGCTGCTGCTGGATCGGCTTTCGGCCGAAGACTGGCTGCGGCTCCAGATTGAACGGCACGCCGATCCCGAGGCGGAGCCACCCAAACCACGCAAGGCGCAGAAGCGCGATGCGACCGACCAATCGCCAGAAGGTGATTGGCTCGGCACCGGAGATGAACCTTGGCTATAGACTACGCCGCGAAAAAAGAGGCGCTCGAAGAAGCGCTGCTTGGAGGCGAACTGACAGTTGAGAGCGACGGTGACCGTGTGACCTATCGCTCTTTTGCTGAGATGCGCCGCGCGATCGAATATTGCGACCAGCAACTGGCCGCTGCATCGAGTTCAACCACCCGTCCCGCCACGACGGTCGCAGAATTTGATCCGAGCTGACATGGACTTTGGATCTCGCATCGATCAGCTGATCGAACCATTTGCACCCGGCTGGGTCGCCGATCGCCAGGAAGCGCGCAATCGTATCGAAGCGCAGCGCATTGTTGGCGAACAGGTGCGTCAGTTCGACGCAGCCCAAAGCGGCCGGCGCACAGCCAATTGGCCTCGCAGCGCTACCAGCGCAAATGGTGAGTTGATCAGAGGTGGCCAGGTACTGGCCCGGGCAGCGCACGATTTGGTGCGCAACAACAAATATGCCGCGGCTGGCATCCGCCAGTTGGTTGGTATGATCTGGGGTGACGGAATTTCACCCCAATTCAGCCACAGCAGCAAAGTCATTCAGCAGCTTGCCCAGGACGAGTGGGATCGCTGGGCAGAGGGCAAGGTCGACGGCGTCGGCGATTGGTATGGCCATGCTCAATTGATCGTCCGCGAAATGACAGTCGGCGGCGACGGCCTGACACTTTGGGGTGCAAAGGACGGTAAACCAAACGAGGTCGTCGTAGGCCTTGAAGGCGCCCAGCTCGATCCTGCCAAAACACTTCGGTTGAGAGACGGAGCGAAGATCTCGCAAGGTGTCGAGGTCGCATTCGGCAATACACCTCGCGCCTATTGGATCTTCCCTGAGCATCCGCACGAAACCATGCTTTCGCGCGCGGCAGTAAGTCAACGGATCGCGGCTGCGAATGTTGACCATGTCTTTGAGCGGCAGCGCCTTGGCCAAGTCCGCGGCATGAGCTGGATGCATGCTGTGGCTTTGACGCTGCGCGACATCAGCGAGATTGAAGACGCTGCTCGGATGCGTGAGAAGATCCAGGCCTGTCTGGCGCTCGTGTTGACCCCGCCGTCTGGCGAGGAAACCAGCGCTCTCTCGACGCAGAGCACCGAAGGTGTTTCCGAGGGTGGCAATGCGATCGAAACGATCCGGCCCGGCATGATCATGCGCGCCAAGAATGGCGAGCAAGTTCATACAATTGATCCGAAGCCTTCACAAAACACTGTAAACTTCATCAAGCAGCAATTGGCCGGCGTCAGCGCAAATATGGCGCCCTATCACTTGATGACGGGTGATGTGAGCCAGGCGAACTATTCAAGCCTGCGCGCCGCCATGAATGGCGCTTACACCAATGTCGACAGCTGGCAGACCAATGTGGTGATCCCGCTGCTCTGCCGCCCTGCCGTCGAGCGCCGCTTGGCGATGGCTGCCATCAAAACGGGCAAAGCAGAGTTGCTCGAATGCAAGGTCAATTACGCTTTGCCGGTTCGCCGAATGGTGGACCCGGTCAAGGATGCCATTGGCGAAATCATGGCGATCAGAGCGGGCTTGCGCACGCTGAAGAAAGCGATCGCTGAGCGCGGCGAAAACGTTGAAGAGCACCTCGCCGACATCAAAGCGATGAACGATCAGATCGATGCGATGCAGCTCGCGCTCGACACCGATCCCCGCAAGATCATGAACAGCGGCAAGTTGCAGGATCCAGTTGGCTATCTCGGCACTGGTCCTGCGCCTGACGACGACGAATAACCTCAGACTAGGAAATCAAGATGGCCAAGAAGAAAAGCGCCTCAGCCAAAGCTGATGGCGGCGAAATCGTGCATCGCCAGGCCGGGCTGACGCCAGGCTCTTACAATGAGGAGTCTCGGAGCGTTGAGGCTGTCCTCAGTAGGGGAACTGCCGTCCAGCGCTGGGGCTATGTCGAGTCGCTCGAAATCAGTGCTGCCGCGATCGACCTATCTCGCGTCTCCAGCGGCCTCGTGAATCTGCTTGCCGTCCACGACCGCTGGGAACTCGACAAGATTCTTGGCACCGTGACCAACGTTCGGATCGAGGGCGACGCCCTCGTTGGCCAGTTCAACTTTGCCGACACTGATGCCGGCCGAGAGGCCGAAGGCATGGTCAGTCGCGGTGAGATCAAGGGAGTGTCGATTGGATACGCCATCCGCAAATGGGAAATCACCAAGGCTGAAGGCGAGCAGCCAGAAACCCGCAAAGCCACTCGTTGGGAGCTGATGGAAGTCTCCCTTGTACCCGTTCCTGCCGATCCGGAAACCGGGATCCGCTCGGCACCAGGAAACAATTCGACCCGGACTACTGGCCCTGGCGCCAACACCCAAAAGGAAGATGATATGTCTAAGAAGAATGGCGGCGCCGCGCCGTCTGGTGAAAACCGCGAAGCGACTGGCGAAGGCACTGAGACCTCGTCAACGACTTCGACCGAGAAGCGCACCGGCGATGTTGAGACCCGCTCTAACGGCCCGGACTTCAGCTCGACCGCCGCACTCGAATTCGTTGATCAAGCCCGCGCGTTTGGCGAGGACGTTGCCAAGCGTGCAGAAGAGCTGGTCAAGGAAGTCAGCGAAGACAAGCGCAGCATCGAGTCAGCTCGCTCTGCCGTGCTCAAATCCGCCGCTGACGCCCAGCAGAAGGAAACCGGAAACATCCGTGGCGGCACGACCGTGCAGGTCGGAACCGACGAGGCTGAAAAGTTCTTGCGCGGTGCCGGAAACGCCATTCTTCTCCGGGCCGGTCTTGGTGGTACGCTGAAACGCGCTGCCGAGAAGGCCAACGAGAAGCATGATCTCGATCCGGGCCAATTCCGCGGAATGCGCCTGGTCGACCTTGCGGCGACTGCTCTCGACATTGAGGGCTCAAAGGTTCGCACCCGTGATCCCAACGAGATCATCGCCATGGCTCTGGCCAGCACTGGCCTGCAGGGCCGCAGTGTGATGCAATCCTCAAGCACATTCGCGGTTCTTCTCGAAAACACGATGCATAAGTCGCTCCAGGCCTCTTATGCGGTGGTGCCTGACACTTGGCGCCGTTGGTGCGGTGTCGGGTCCGTGCGTGACTTCCGTCCGCACCCTCGGATCCAACGCGGCAGCTTCGGTAAGCTCGATGACGTTACCGAGACGGGCGAGTTCAAGAACAAGACGATCCCGGACGGCGTCAAAGAGCTGATCAGCGCGAGCACCAAGGGCAACATTATTGCCCTCTCGCGTCAGTCTATGGTCAATGATGATCTCGATGCTTTCAGCACCTTGGCGACTGAGCTTGGCCGTGCGGCTGGGCTTTCGATCGAAATCGATGCTTACGCGCTCTTGGATGCCAACCCGGCCCTCAACGATGGGGTAGCTATGTTCCACGCAGACCATGGCAACCTCGCCGCAGCTGGAGCAGCTCCAAGCGTTGCATCGTTCGATGCAGCCCGCGTTTCCATGGCAAGCCAGAAAGACGTGAGCGGCAACGAAGTCTTGGACATCCGCCCATCTGTTTGGCTCGGTCCGATCGGTCTCGGCGGTGACGCTCGCGTCATCAACGATGCTGTCTACGACCCCGACACCGCCAGCAAATTGCAGAAGCCCAACAAGGTTCGCGGAGTCTTCGATGACATCGTCGACACAGCGCGCCTGACGGGGAATGCTTGGTATGCTCTGGGCGACCCCAACTTCAATCCGGCTTTTGAGGTGGTCTTCCTCGACGGTGTCGAGCAGCCATTCCTCGAAATGCGCGACGGTTTCCGGACTGACGGCATCGAGTGGAAAGTTCGCCACGACTATGGCGTTGGCGCGCTCAATCACCGCTCGGCCTACAAGGATCCTGGAGCCTAATCCCAGCACCCCAAACCATGACCGGCCGGGCTTAGTACCGGCCGGTTCAGCTCTATCCCGGCTCAAAGGGACCCCACCCAACAAAGGAAATCAAAATGGCTTACTACCGCGCACCAGGGAATGTCCTGGACTTCACTGCCCCTTCAGGCGGCGTGACCGCTGGCCTGTTCTATCTCATCGGGGCGTTCGTGATCTTCGCAAATGTCACAGCCGCAGAGGGCGAAAAATTCGCCGGCGTGACAAATGGCCTGTTCACCGATGTGGTGAAGGCAACCGGCAGCGCCTGGACCGAAGGCGCCAAGATCTATTGGGACAACGGCAATAGCCGTTTCACAACGTCTGCCTCGGGCAACACTTTGGTCGGCTTCGCCGCCGAAGCCGCTGCCTCCGGTGACACAACCGGCTCTGTCTACCTGACTGGTCAGGCCGTCTAATCATGGCATTCTCGGCTGCGCAAGCACGGCTGCAAGATGCCGTGTTTGTGCGGCTGGGTGCCGATGCGGATTGGACCGGGATCACTGATCCGGTTCGCGTCATTCACCGCTCGAATGAGCAAATCGTTGGTCTTACCGCCGACGACGAGAACAGGTTTCGGGTTCGCTCCAGCGAAGTCCCGGCGCCGGTTGCGGGTGATATCTTCACCATCAATGGCCAGGACTACCAGGTCATCGGCAAGCCCTTGCTCGATCGCAACGGCACCTGGAGGGGCGAGGCAAAGCCAGTCTGATGGCCCTCTCTGCCAAAGCCAGCGTAACGGGCATCAAGAGTTTCAATCGCAGCGTCGTCACCGAGTTGCGGCGTCGCCAACGCAAAGCCATTTCGGTCAGTGGCGAAATGCTCAAGGCCGAGCTGAGGCAGCAAACAGAGCCTCAACTTGGTGATCGGATCGCCAAGGCCTGGAGGCTTCGCTTCTACGGAATGCGTAGCGGAGATAGCCCGGCAGCCTTCCTCTGGAGCAAGGCTCCAGCGATCGTCCTTGGGCATGCGAGGGGAGCAACGATTGTTCCCGTCAATGGTAGCGAAATGATCGCTATCCCTACTGAACGAGTGCCCCGCCGCAGAGGCAGGGGTGCCAAGGCGCGCATGACACCTGAAGAGGTGGAGGCGCACTTCAATCAAGACTTCATCTTGCGGCGCGGCCGCAAGCCAAACACGCTGGTTGCCCTGATCGACATGAATGTCTCAGCCGCCACCGGCAAACGCCGATCACGCCGTCCCCGGCTGGTCCATATGTTCACATTCACTCCGATGGCCAAGCTCCCCAGGCGCCTGGACATCGACGCTCCGTTCCGCCGCGCAAAGCGTCGCGGCAAGCGGATCTTGCAAGGAGGCTGAGTTGGCCAGTCGAGAAGCAAATAAGCTGGCTCTGCAGGACGGCCTTTTCGGATTCTTCACTGGCGTCGACATCAGGGGCTTTGATGGCGAGGCTGATCGGCCAGACAAGCTTCCAGACGCCGGCTCAATCGTCCTGGTCGAAGTCAACGAGCTGGAACCTGAAGTCGATCTCAATCCTGTGACGTATCACAAGACGGTCGTCTTCGGCATCGCTGCCCTCGCCGACACGAGTGCAACTGCCGAGTCCTTGGTTCGCGGCATAGGGGCCGTTGTGGTCTCAGACCGCACGCTTGGGGGCGCCTGCGAATGGGCGGATGTCGCTCCGCTCGACGGCCAAGATCACGAAACTGAGACCGGGTCTGCCGGTCACATCGATATGCGTTTGGCCGTGACGGTCGAATACAGCACCACCAACCCCGCCGAATAGGAGACTGAAGATGGCACGAGGCCGCGGCGCGAATTCAAAACTGGCTCTCGGAATCGAGACCACCTACGCAACAGTGCCTGGCTCAGGCTTCTTTGGCGTTCCCTTTGTGAGCTCGAATATGGGCCCGGAACAGGGCCTCATCGAGAGCGATCTCTTGGGCAATGGCCGGGAAAAGTACGATCCAACCAAGGACCTTGTCGTCAATGACGGCAACGTCGTGGTGCCGGTTGACCTTCGCTATTTCGGGCATTGGCTCAAGCTGCTGCTGGGTGCGCCGACGACGACTGGTGCCAGTGATCCATATACCCACACCTTCACCAGCGGCGCGGAAACTCTGCCTTCTGCATCGCTGGAGACGCAGCTGCCCGATGTGCCCAGCTTCGAAATGAACTACGGCGTCCGGGCCAATTCGATGCAGATCGGCATGAGCCCTCGCGGCTTGCTCAACGCCACAATCGAACTGATCGCCAAAGGAGCCGATGCCCGGGCATCGACGACTGGGGCTGGATCGCTGGCTGCAGCTCTGGCTCTGTCTCGCTTCCGCCAGGCCACCGGTTCGATTAAGCGCAACGATGTCGTTCTCGGCTCGATTACTGAAGCCCAGATCAGCTTCAGCAACCAGCTCGACAAGATCGAGACGATCCAGGCTGATGGCGAGATCGAAGATGCTGATCCCGGTCAGGTCATGGTCTCGGGTTCCATCACTGCCCGTTACGACAGCCTGACGCTGCACAACGACGCGACCAATGGAGATCCACTGGATCTCGAATTCAGCTGGTCCCTTGGTGCGGGCAAGACGCTGACAATCACCATCCCCCGGGCATTCCTGCCCGTGGTGAAGACGCCCATCGAGGGCCCTCAGGGTGTCCAGTCGACGGCGAACTTTATCGGCTCTGGCGACGGTGCCGCAAGCATGACCGCTGTGCTCGTCAACGACGTAGCCAGCTACGCCTAATCGATCACTCCAACCAAACGAGGTCCCCCATCTCCTACAAACTTGACACTCGCGACGATCAAGTCGTGGAAATCGCCGATGGCGCGAAGGTTATCCTTCGCGCCCCTGAACCATCCATCATTGCGGCTGGCCGAGCCGAGGCTAGCAAGTCCCTGCTCGACGATGCAGACGTTCCCTTTCATACCGCTGCCCATGCATTCAGTAAGGGAATCCTGCTTGCTGCTGTAAAGGACTTCACTGGCATAGGTGACGCCGATGGCGAGCCGCTGGAATGCACGCCGGAGAATGTCGAGCTCTTGTTGCGCGACATTTTTGTCTTCGATCGGCTGGATGCTGAATACGTTGTTCCTATCGCGAAGCGGGAAGAGGAAAAAAACGTATCAGCCGCCTCATCCGATGGCACTACCGAGAAGGAGACGGCGGCGCAGACTATTGCAGACTCACCTGCGGATACGAACGAACCGCTGACCGAAGCGAACCCCTCAATGGAGGATTCGTAGAAGAGGTCCACCACGAGCCCTCAGCGCGGTGCGAGCAGTGCCCCTATCGGATCTCACGTCCTGAGACACCCGATGGCGCGCTTGTGCTTGAAGTGCTGCAGGCCCTTGGTGGTCAGGTTCGCGTTGTTGCCGGAGTGGGCGGCGGAGGAGTCACAGGCCTCGATATGAGCGCCGCCCTGGCTCTCGGCCAGGCTCGCGGCTGTGACATGGATCTACTGGCACGCGTCCTCCCTGACGCGGAACTGGCTGTCTTGGCTCACCATTCTGATGACGTCGACAGCGAAACCATCGAAGATGACTGGAACAAGGAAGTAGGCGAATGACAATTCGGCGCGAAAGCGTGACCTATCGCCTTGCGACAGCTGGCGAGCAAGACGTTGTCGGGGCGCTGGCAAAAATCGGAGAGACCGGCGAGAATTCCGCACGCCGGTTGAGCCAAGCCTACCAAAAGGATCTTCGTCTCGCGGAGGCAAGCGTCGAACGGCTGGAGCGTCGTTCCAAGGCTCTGCTTACCTTGGGCGGCAGCGACATTCAGCGGCGTATTGCGTCCTCGACAGGTCTCGGCGCGGCCCTGCCTGGCGGCAAAAGCGCCGAGCAATCGATGCAGGTTTTCCTGCAACAACAGGATCAGCTCGAACAGTCGCGGGCGCGCCTGCTTTCGCAGTTCAATCCGCTATTCGCAGCCCAACAGCGCTACAATCAGGTGTTGGCTGAAGCCAATCGCCTTCATGCTCAAGGTTCGCTGTCGCAGCAGGAGTTGACGCTCGTTCAGTCGCGCGCTCGCCAGGAACTGCAGCGCACTTCTGTCGAATATGAGTCCATGCAGAAGACCAGCGGAGCGACGCGCGTTGGTATCCAGCAACTGGGCTTCCAGGTCAGTGACTTTGCCGTTCAGGTTGCTGGCGGCACTTCGGCTATTCGCGCATTCTCTTTGCAAGGTCCGCAGGCCGTCCAAGCGCTCGCCCTCATGGGTCAGGGCGCTGACAAGACCAAGGGCAAGTTTGGCGCCATGGCTCGTCTTCTCACGGGGCCCTGGGGTGCTGCTTTGACCGTTGCCGTTTCGCTGATCGGCGTCCTGTCGACCAAGCTGTTCGAGAACGAAGAGGCCGCGACCAAGGCCAGCTCTGCCAACCTCACCCTTTCAGATCGGCTGGAGGAAGCGAAAGGCAGCTACCGTGCTGTCATCGCTGCGATCCGCGATTACAATGATGAGCTTGAGCGCTCGTCTGAAACTGCACTCATGGCCGCGCAGCGTGCGTATCTGGTTGAGAAGGCGAACCTCGACCAGGCCGTTGCGATCCGCAAGACCATCCAGGCTGAGCTTGAGTTACAGTCTGCTCGTGAATTCGACGGCAGCAATGTTTCAGGCGAAGGCGGCTTCACAGTCGACACATCAGCGCATGCTATCCGTGTCGGACGGCTTGAAGAGCGGCTGCGGCAGAATCTTGATCTGATCGCCGAGATCGAGCGGAGTGTATCCAACAAGGGCTTCGATCTCGCGTCAGAACGCGCGCGCCTCCAATCTGACGAGGCGGCAGCGATCGCTGAGGGCTTCGAAAACGCCCGGCTGCAAGTTAGGCGCAACATCAAGGACGTTGACGAGCAAACCGCTGCGTTGGCTAGGCTAAACCGTGAGGAGGCGGCAGCCCTTGAGGCAGTGCGAAGCCGAGGTCGAAGGGACAGGTCAGCCGCAACCGAAGCTCGTAAATTGCAGCGCGAAGCGGAGCGCCAGCGCCAAGAGAACGCCAGGTCACTGCGCAGCCTCATCGAAGCAAGCAACCCCTTGGCTGCGATTGCCAACCAGCTGCGCGACGATCTTACCGAAATCGCTCGCCTCACTTCCGTTGCTCCCTCGCAAGGCGGCATCGGATCAGAGCAGGCCGGTATTCTAAGCGCACAGGCTCGCCAGAGAGCCAGTGATGCGCGCCGCAGCCTGTTCGAAAGCGCCTTCAGCGACATCCAAGATGCGGTTGACGAGGAAGACGACATCTTTGCCGAGCGCGCCGAATTCCTCAGCGAACTTCGGGCCGATCAGGAAGCCGCCAATCGGCTGCTCGCGCTTGAAGGCACGCTCCTGGGCGCCAGCAATTCTGAACGCGATCGTGCCTTGTCCAGGCTGGCCCTCAAAGAAGATCTGCTGGCGCGCGGCATCGATCTGTCTCGTGAGGAAGTGATCGCGCTCATCCAAGGCAATGACGCCTTGATCACCCGCGAGCAGCTCCTGGCCGAAGCAAATCGCGAACTGGAAGCGCAGCAGCGCATCGGTGAGAATATCATCGACACCCTCTTCGACAGCTCCCAATGGGATGACTTCGGTGAGCTCGGCAAACGTATCATTCGACAGCTGATCCAAGAGATGCTCGTTCTCGCCGCAATCAACCCACTCAAAAATGCGCTCTACGGATCGGAGCTTCCTACAGCTGGAAACGACTTCTTCGGATTCCTTGGCGGCATCTTTGGCAACGCCATTGGTGCCGAGCATTCCGCTGGTGGCCTCCGCTATGTGGGTGAATTCGGTCGTGAGCTCGTCCGTCTCCCCCGTGGCGCCCAGGTGATCAATGCCTCGCGTACTCGGGCAATGGAGCGAAGCAGCTCTTCCGATCGCGCACCTTCAATCTTCAACATCTCTGCCGATGGCGCCGACCCAGCGCAGCTTCAGCGCCTGATTGATCAGGTTCGCGAACTCGATCGCAATCTTGAGCGACGCGCATTGGTCGCCGCGACAGATCTCAATGACCGCACATTCGGCGCAGCATTCGCGGGGCCACGATGACCTTGATCCTTGAAATGCCATCACGCGGCATCGCCTCCCAAGAGTTTGAGAAAGACGAGCGCGACGCCTCAGCATCAGAGCGAGGTGGTCGGCTGGGCGGCGTCACGCTCGGTTTCCCATTGTGGAGCGCCACCTTTCAGCTGAGCCCCAACCTCTCCCGCGACATGAGCGATGACTGGCGGGCCTTCTATGCAAGGCTTCGCGGTTCCAAGCGGCCGTTTCTTGCCTACGATCGCGATCGCCTCTTTCCCCGGACCTATCCTGACGGCTTCGGCTCAATGACTAGGGTTGGCGGTGCCGCTTTCGACGGTTCAGCGGCAAGCTGGAGCCAGGCAATAGATAGCGACGGTGAGGCCCGCGTCAGCCTTACAGACTTGCCCTCTGGCATGGTCCTTGTGAAAGGCGACTATATTGGATTTCGGTGGGATGCATCGGGATCGCCGGCAGGGACCCATGATCGACGCACAATGGCGCGACTGGTTGAGCCAGCAGTTGTCGCGGCTGATGGCACAGTGACCGCGCTCGTCGAACCCCCAGTTCCCTCAGCCGTGCCTGCGGGCGCTGAGGCTCACCTCGACAAGCCTGCTTGCATCATGCGGGCCGTTCCTGGGCAGGCCGTGCTTGGACCGCTTGACCGCCGCCAAAAGATCGCAGGCGGGTCTCTTCGCGCATTGCAGGATCTGCGCGAATGAAGACGATCGCACAGGCCGCACTTGATGCGCTTGAAGATGGCAGCGCAATCGTTTCAGGTGCGGTCGAGATCCTGGCAACAGAGCCTATTCGGGTCTGGAGCGGCCTCAGCACAATCCCGCTTGGCATCGACACCTATACACCCCTCGGTGACCGAGATATCGGCATCGTTTCGAGCGCGGCTATCGGTGCGGTAGCGCAGAACCTTGATCTGACATTGTCCGGCATCGAGCCTGAAGTGCTTGAGCTTCTGGATGCAGCAGGCCTCAGAGGCGCTCCGGTAACGGTTTACAGCCTGATCTTTGATCAGAGTGGAACGACGCTTCTTGACTACTACGTCCATCGCAGGGGCCGGGTTGATCGCGTCGTCCAAGAGGAAACAAGCGGCGGCACCGCAACAATCACCGTTCAGGTTGAAAGCGCAGGCCGCGGTCTCGGCCGGAAGACCGGCCGTCTCCGTGCCGATACAGATCAGCGACTGATCACCTCTACCGATGGTGGGTTTCGGATGGTCAGCTTCGCGGCGCAAAAGACGCTCTACTGGGGCGGCCGCCGACCTTCCAACGCGGGGAGCTCCCTGCCCAGTGGCGGCGCTGTTAGCCCGTACCAGAATTTTGTGCGGCGCCAATGACCCGGAATCGAGAAGCGCTGGTTCAATACATCGACGCGCACAGCCAAGCACCGCACGACTTCAACGGCAATTGTTGTGCCTGCTTCGTCCTAGGAGCCGTCTCAGCGCAATTTGGCGAGGCTCCTAGGGTAGATGCCCAATGGAACGATAAACGCAGCGCACAGCGAGCTATAGCCAATCTAGGGGGGTTTGAGCATGCGGTTGACCAACTCTTCGACCCTGTCCCCACCGGTGAGGCCGAATTTGGCGATATTGCCGGGGTGATTGATCCCGATCTCGGCTTTCACGTCATGCTGATCGAAGGCCAAACGCTCGTCTCTCCTGGTGAGCAAGGTCTGGTTCGAATTCCGCGCAGCGATATGGTGAAGGCCTGGAGCGCTGCTCCAATTGCGGAGCGGCTGACATGAGTAAGGTCGTCCGCGCCCTCGCCGGCGTCGCCGCAACAGTCGTCGGTATCCTGACCCAGCAATCCTGGCTTGTTTCGATCGGCCTTTCCCTGGTCGCATCAGCTTTGCTCTCACCTAGCCTTGGGGGCGAGACCGAACGGCAGGCGAGCGAAACCACGCTTCAGCTCGGCGAAGTGCCTCGACAGGTGCTCTTTGGCCGAGCAGCCACGGCTGGCAGCCTGATGGACGCGTTCAACTATGGCGGTGATGACGGAACCGATTGGGAGGTCCTTCTCATCGCGCTTGCCGATCATGAGTGCGACGCTCTTGAAAAGGTCTGGGTCAGCGATGACGAGGTGACATTCGCGGGCAACGGCCCGGTCGCGGGCTATAACAACCAGCTCGAAATCCACTTCCTGCCGGGCACAGCAACGCAGACTTGGCCGAGCCTAGTGACTTCGAATGGTCCCGGCTGGACCAACACCGACAATGCGGCCGGCGTTGCCTGCGCCGTTGTCGCTTACAAGGCTGACGATCCGGAAGCGGACAATCCGGTTTGGCCGGGTGGTCGTCCCCGCTTCCTGTTCCAGCTGCGCGGCAAGAAGTGCTACATTCCCAGCAAGGACAGCACCGTGACGGGTGGAACGGGCACCCATCGTTACGATGACCCTACGACCTGGGAGTGGACCCAAAGCGCCGCTGAATGCCGTTACCAATTCCTACGCGGGATCTACGCGCTCGATCGCGTCGACCAGCCTGAGATGCTCCTGCTAGGTCGCGGACTGTCAGAGATCGAGGCGCCGCCAGAACGATCCATCGCCTACGCCGCAACCTGCAACGAAGATGTAGCACTCAAGGCAGGCGGAACGGAGAAGCGCTACACATTCAATGGCCTGATCTCGGCTGATGAAAATTTCCTTCAGGCTGAGAGCTACTTTGCCGAGGCCATGGGCGGAATCATCCTCCAGCCAGAGGGCGGGGTCGAAGTTGAGCCCGGCCAATCAAAGGCTGTGGTCGCGGAGATCACCGATCTCGACATTCTCAACGACGCTGACGTTACAGTCGAGAAGTTCCGCGGCGAGGCTGACCTCAATTGGATCAACACGGTAACCCCGCGCTACGTTGAGCCGGGTCAAAAATGGACCATGCATTCTGCGCCTATCAGGCGGGTCTATGCCGACGTAATTGAGGATGGTGGCCCCCGTGTCGCTTCGCCGGAGCTCAAAGCCGTCACCTCGGGCACACAGGCGCAGCGTATCGGCGAAATCAAGCGCAAGCTCGGCCGCCTGACGAAGACGGCTACAATCCCATTGGGGCCTCGGTTCGCATTCCTTGAAGAAGGTGACTGGATCGGCTGGACAAGTGCCCGTCACTTCGACGGCGCCCGGGTCGTGTTCCGCGTCGAGAGCTTTGCGCGCGATGAGAAATGGCAGCTCGTCTTGACCCTGCGCGAGATCGCCGCGGACGTTTATACCTACACCGCCGCGACCGACGAATCTGACGACCAGACCGACAACACGCAGCAGACTGCCCCAGCTGCTCTGACAGCGCCTGGCGTCTCGGCATGGACAGCGGTTGCAGGCAACATCTCTGGATCCGGCGGGCAGATCCCGTCAATTGCGATCAATGGCGCTGTCGATCGAAACACAGCCGACCAGGTGCGCTTCGAGTACCGTGTCGACGGCACGACCCCTTGGACACATTTCGGTGACTTTGGCCCGGGCCTGACATCCACCACGATCACATCAGTCGCAGACATGACAGCCTACGAGGTGGCGGTCAGCTATCTCGTAGATGGCGAAGTGACCCCTCGCCGCGTCATCGACGCTGGAACAACAAGCTCAATCTCCGCGGCCAGCGGTTCGTATGATGAGGCTGCGCTGGACGCGATCGAGCAGCGGCTGACCGATGTCGAAAATCAGATCAATCCATAGGTAACGAGAGAAGTTATGGACAAGCTCAGGTTGTACGCCCGCGAGAGCGTGGCGTTCGATAAGACCCTATTGCTCAAAGACACAGATGGCTCAGTCCTGGATATCACCGGCTGGACCTTTGTGCTCGACCTCTTTCGGTTTGCTGACCAGTCGGCCGAGATTCAGTTGGCCATGGCTCCAAGCGCAGGAGCGCAAGGCTTTGAGCTGGTTGATGCGGCAAATGGCGCCCTCCAGATCGTGATCGATCAGGCGACACTGGCTGGTATCGCGGACACCACTGGAAACTTCACTATGTTCGGTGATCTGCTTGGCACACCTTCAGGCGGTGCGCAGCAGCTGATCACTGATGTGAGGCTGAATGTCACTACCGCTGGGCAGGACTTCCATGGCGACACGATAGAGGTGACGCTGACAGCGATTGGCGGTTCGCTGCAGACCTCGCTTGAGGCAATCAAGACCGAAACAGAGGCCGCTAGGGATACTGCCGTTTCCGCGGTCGACGCCGCAACCAAGGGGGCAGGTGACGAGTCTGGCGCCGCATTCTTCGAGCGCGACAGCGATGGCGACTTTATCGCCGGCACCCGGTCTGACGGCTTCCACCTCAGGTCCAACGATTCAGACCGTCCGGTCTACTTCGTTTCACCAGTGAATGGCGTCGAGCAAGTCCATATTCGAACGACACGCGGATCTGTCTCTCAGCTCACCTGTGAGGGTCGAAACTGGGCCGTTGAGCCGCTCAACGGCGGTCTGATTTCATTCCTAACCGATCGCAACGGCTTCCCTGAGGCCTTCACCATGAACGCTTCAGGTGGCGAACAGCAGCCAATGCTCGCAAGTACGTCTCGGCTGGATCTGATCAGAGGCGGTGGGCAATCCATCGCGGTTTCCAACACAAATGGCCAACTGGCCAGCCCCACCTTCTCAGATGCGCGAGCCGTGATGCTCGGCCTGTCTGGGGCCAACAATGGGCCGCGTGTCTATCTCGACAGCTCGCGGGCCGCGATCAACGATTCACAGCAGCTTATTCCCGGGGAGATCACCGGCATTGTCCAGCTGACAGAGGTACAGTCGCCAAGCCAATCGCAATACGGCGAGACCTTCGCATCGGGCATGGCCGCGCAGCTCCTGGCTGGCGTTGATGATCCTGACATCCAAATTGGCTTCACCATCAATGGCGAAGGTGGTCGGGATCTCGATGACCTTGGACCGGGCACCGAAAACTGGAGCAATACACATCGCTCCAAGATCGCTTGGCATCTTCTCTCCTCACGTCAGATTCGGGAGAGAGCTTCCGTCCTGATCCACGATCACGCTCACATTCTGGCCAATTTCACGCGAGAGCAGCAGCGCGACGCCCTGCTGGAGCGAGTAGCCGACGAGCTTGAGCTCGCTGTCTGCAAAACGGCTGGAGAGCAGGCCCATCCGATCCTAACCTGGCAAAGCGGCAACGCCACCTACCAGGCATCCACCAACGAAGAATGCCGGCGCGTCTGGCATGGAACGCTTGATGCCGTGCGCCAGTCGCCGCAGCTGCACCTGGTTGGCCCTGGCTATTTCCTTGAGACCTATGATGGCGTCCACGGCGTTCCCCTGAGTCCCCGGCTCATGGGCGAGTACATGGGCAAGGTCTTGCTCTACATCGAGCGCGGCAATTGGCGCCACACAGGGTTTGATCACGCAAAGCCCGTCGAGCGCAACGGCACTTCGCTGTTCGTGCCTTGCCAATCCTACACCGGCACCCTGAAGGAAAACTACGATCCCGTTGTCGCGCGGCCAAACCTAGGCTTCAACTTCGAGGATGGTGTCGCGAATGGAGTCGAGTTGGTCGGCAACCCGACCATCGACAACACGGCTGGCGGATTGATCTTCACCTTGGATGGAACACCGCAGAATGGAGCACTCTATTCAGGCTCGTCTGCGACATCCGCCACAACTGTAGGGCAAGACCCGACCGAGGCCACGAGCGCAGGTGTCAACATCTCTGACACCGACACCACCCTTGGCGCGCTGTCCGGACTGGCCCTGCCAAACTGGTTTGCATCCGACTATCGAGAGGGCATTTCGTGACCAACTTTCCCGCACGCTTGATGAGCGAGGCTGTGCCTAGCGCACAGACGCTCGCCGCAGTTGTTTCAGACCTTGAGAACCGCATTGCGCGCGATCCGCGTGTGGCGTTCTGGGGAAGAGCTGAGAACTACGACCCGGTTACCAAGGTGCTGACCGATCACCGCTGGCGCGAACGACGCCATCGCGAGCGGACCTATGGCGAGACCGTGCTGACGACGAACGCACCAACCCTGACGGCCGACTTTGAGGGAACAGGGCTTCCCGCCATGACATTTGCTGGAGCTGAGGGCCTGGTCGGTGATTGGCAGGCATTGCGCGGTGCCTTCTCGGCGCTGGCTGTCTTCTCAATTCCTTCCGTACCAAGCGGAAACAAGGTGCTGTTTGGCGCTGCCGATCTCTCCAATGATTTGCGGCTGGGCCACAATCTGTTGAAAGGTCATCTCTATACCGGTCAGGGCCTAACGACGGCCGGAAACATTTTGACTGGCTACGACGCCATTCAGCTCATGGAGTGGTCCGTCTCACCTGAGGCTGACGGTCAGGCAATGCGCGTGAACAACGGCACTTGGGATCTGCTGGCGATGGATGCCTACAACGATGTGTCGGCCAGCGTTGTCCCCACGATCGGCTTCACGTCGACGGACACGGACTTCCCATTCACGGGCGACATTCCCGAATTCTTCGACCTTACCGTCCCCATCCAATCCGCTGCCTTCACCGAGCTGGGCGACCTAATCCGGGCCTATCTCGCCGCGCGCTACTCGATCACTTTGGCCGCATAGCGGTCGCACCATCATTGGAGAGTCCTGTTGATACCTGAAGCCAAGTTCAGCGGCTACATGGCGCTGATCACCGGAGCACTCGGCTTTGCCGCACCCTGGCCCTACATCGTCGCCGGCATGTTCTTTGCCGTGGCAGGTGGTTTTGTCGGTATGGTCGTGAGTCCGCCAACCGAGCGTCTGACGCTGCCTCTCACTGTCGTCGTCGCGATGGTGATCGGCGCGTTTGCCGGGATGGCGCATCCTCACTTTGCCGCGGGCGGCGCATGGATCGGCTGGGTCTCTGCCCTGCCCCTGCCACTTGTCATGGGTGTTGCCGGGCTTGCGTCACCATGGCTCGCGCGGCGCGCAGCGAGTGGCAATATGTCGCTGCCTTGGAAACGAGGAGATGGTCAATGATCGAATTGATCTGGATCCTCTACCTCCCGGCATCGCTGGTCCTGCTCTGGCATGCGGCCTCGATCGACAGGGACGGCCTTGATCGCTGGATGTGCTGGCTGCTTGCCGTCACTGTCATGCTGTTTGGAACAGGGCGCATGATGTTCTGGTTCGATCCGGCAATGCTCCCCCAGTTCCGCTGGATCTTCGACACAGCTCACGTCGCGATGCTGGTTTTCGCGTTCCTTTGGGTGTGGCGCAAGCGCCGCGAGACCTGCCCGCTACTGAAATAGCCGACCCCACAACCGAAACCCATTCAATCCTTGCAAATGAGGAGAATCCCCCATGTCTGAATTGCGCGATCTAACCAGGCAGCTGCAGCGCCGCGTCGGCGCCACTGTCGACGGCAAGTTCGGCCCACAAACTGCACGTAAGGCGCTCGAAGCGTTGGGTGAGGCCACACCTCCTGTTGCGCCGGACTCATTGGTCCAGGGTACTGGCGAGAACATCGAGCGCATCGTCATCCATTGCACCGCGACCAGAATTGGGCGCGATGTCAGTATTGAAGAGGTAGAGCGCTGGCACACTGACCCCAAGCCCCGCGGGCGCGGCTGGAGCCGGGTCGGCTATCACTATCTGATCAGGCTTGATGGCACGATCGAGCGTGGGCTCGACGAGAATGTCACCGGTATTCATGTCCGCCACCACAACCAAGGGTCGATCGGGATTGTATATGCGGGCGGCCTGGATTTGAATGGCAAGTCCACCGACACCAGGACCGCCGCCCAGAAGGATGCCATGGCTCGCCTGGTGGGTGCCCTGACCAAGGCCTATCCATTCGCTGAAGTGCTTGGGCACCGCGATCACCCCAATGTCGCCAAGGATTGTCCCTGCTTTGATGCAGGCGAATGGTGGGCCTCAATCGAAGGAGTGTCGCTATGATCCTGCTCCTTCTCGCCGGATGGCTGATCGCAGACTTCCTCTCTGGTGTCGTTCACTGGTTCGAGGACCAATTCATCACCAGCAGCACGCCCTTGCTAGGTGCTCTGGTGGGTGCGCCCAACGAATTGCACCACACTGATCCGCAGGCATTCCTCGCCAGCTCATTCTTCGATCGCAACTGGACCACCTGGTTGGCTGTTGCCCCAATATCGCTCGCCTGGCTGGCTGCGTTCGGTTTCTCCTGGGTGTGGCTTGCAGCAACCCTAGGCGGCGCGCTTGCCAACGAGACCCATGCCTGGGCGCACAAGACTGATCGACCTGCGTGGATCTCTGCCTTGCAAGAGACTGGCATCTTTCAGCGACCGGCGCAGCATTCCCGCCACCACCGGGGCAGCATGACGACGCATTACTGCACCCTGTCCGGCTGGCTGAACCCATGGCTCGAGTTGATCCGGTTCTGGTATTGGCTGGAGCGCGGTCTCGCGCTGATCGGAATCCGTCCTGTGTCAAAGCAGGAGACCGTCTGATGCCCGTTATCAAGTTCTTCAAGAGCCTGACCCCGCTCGGTCGCATCGTCAGCGCATTGATCACTGTCGCGCTGGTTGTCCTCGTCTTCACCTTTGTGCGCGATCTCGTTGTGGGCAACGCCGAAGTCATCGCCGAGATCGATAGCGAGCGTGCCGGAGCCGCAGTTCGAACTGCACAAGAGACCTTCAATGACCTCGCCGAGCTCGATGAAGCGCGCGAGCAAAGTCGGAGCGTCGTCGAATCCACGAAGGTGGAAATCGCGCAAGCCCCAACCCAAGCCGAAAAGGAGGCAATAGCTACAGCGGCACTGTGCGAGCTTGATCCAGCCTATTGCCCGGAGGAAGAATAATGCGGAACCTAGCTATCGTTGCGCTGGCATGTTGCCTTGCTGGCTGCCTCACCCCTCCACCAATCACACCCGACAAGGCTCGCTGCTCTGGCCAAATTCCCGAGCAGCTCAAGGACCCCGTGCCTGGGGCTAAATTGCCGGACTTGCTGCCAGCACCCAATGCTGAGCGAAACACCGAGGCCTACACCCTTTACGTCGAATATCTGGCCGATCGCTGGCGCGTGTTTGGGGTCGCTCAAACCGCGGCGAAGGATCAGGAGTTTGAGGAGAAGGAGGTCATAATCGAGACCCACGAGCGGTGCGAGGAGGAGGATGCACGGGCGATCAAGCGTGCCGCACCGAGATTCCTTGGCGTCTTCTAGCGCGGCTCGATGATCTGAAGCGTCCCCTGCCCTTCGGAAACTATCGAGGATATTGCTTGTGCCCAACCCAGGCCACGACCCAGAAACCCTGCTCAGGACCCTACAGGCTGCTTCTGAGCACAAAACTCAGAAAGATGCAGCCGAAGCCCTCGGGGTCAATTACACGACCTTCAGGAGCCGTTTACAGGTCGCTCAGGCCACCTTCAAAGACTGGACACCTGAAGATGCCGGCACCCCGGCTGGGAAACCCGTCGAAGAGGTGCCCCTTGCGGAGCGCCAACGCCGCCGTCTCCTAGACGACAAAGCGGCCCTCAAGCGCGAGCTCAACGCAGCAAATCGCGAACTCAATGCGATCGAGGACTTCCGCGACCAAATCTTCGGCATGGGTGAGCCGATCGATCCAATCGATCACCCCATCGTCTTCAAGGGCGGCGAGCCAGATGCAGCCGAAATCCCGCTCCTGTTCCAGTCTGATGAGCAATGGGGCGAAGTGATCAAGCGCGAGGAGATGGGCGGTCTCAATTCCTACAACCGAAACATCGCCTCGGATCGCTATAAGCGCCTGATCGAAAGCACCATCAAGTGCTGCCAACCACCCTATGCCCCTAACAGCCCGCCCGAACTTGTCTATTGCATGGGCGGGGACAGTATCTCAGGCTCGATCCATGAGGAATTGGCAGAGACCAACGATCTCTCAAGTATTCCGGCCGTCCGTGATTACTGCGCCCATGTCCGCTGGGGCATCGAGACTCTGCGCGATGCACTGAAGTGCCCGATCCGCGTGGTGCGCGTGCCAGGCAATCACGATCGCACGACGAGGAAACCGCGCCACAAGGGTTATGTCGAGACCAGCTTCGACACGATCATCTCCTGGCACCTTGAGATGTGCTTCAAGGACGATCCGGACGTGCAGTTCTTCCTGCCGCCAGAGAATGACGCCCTGTTCGAGATCTATGGCTTCAAGTTCCTGCTGACCCACGGCGACATGATGGGAACGGGCGGAGGCACCGGCTATATCGGCCCAGTCGCTCCCATCACCAAAGGGCACCGCAAGCTTGTCGAGACCTACATGCAGGCCAATAAGCGCGTCGATTACGTCCTGACTGGCCACTTCCACACCGCTGTTGAGACTGAGTACGGCTGGGGCAATGGATGCATCCCGGGTTTCAGCGAATACGCGCGCCTGAAGATCCGGGCCAAGCCCTCCCCGCCAGTGCAGTGGCTGCTGTCGGTCCATCCCGAGCGTGGGGTGACGACCAGGCGCCAGATCAACCTTGCCCATCCTGACGAGGGCGATCTCTATCATCATGAGGAGCAAGCATGACGGCCGCAAAGCAATCGCGCATCCAGCCGAATAGGTCGCGTCATGGCTAAAAAGCCCAAGATCCTGATCCTTGGCTATGCCAGGCACGGCAAAGACACAGTCGCGGAGATGCTTGAGGCCGAATATGGCTTCACCTTCCGCAGCTCTAGCCTGTTCCTGGCCGAAAAGGCAGTGAAGCCCGCTCTTGAGGAGCACGGCCTGTTCTACGGCTCCGTTGAGGAGTGCTATGCTGATCGCGTCAATCACCGCGACCTCTGGCATGACATAATCGTCGAGTACAATCGCGAAGATCCAGCCCGGCTGGCGAAGGAGATCCTTGCAGAAGCCGATATCTACATCGGCATGCGCTCAGATCGCGAGTACCAAGCCTCACGCGATCTCTTCGACGTGATTGTCTGGGTCGACGCTTCGAAACGTGGAGTGCCGTCAGAAAGCTCAGGATCGATGACAATTGAGCCCGACCCTACCACCATGCGCTGGATCGACAATAATGGCTCTCTCGACGACTTATGGGCCACTGTAGGCGATCTTTTTTGCGGCTGGTGACCTAACCAGCCGGCCAATCTCCACTGGTGGGGGCAATTATGCTCCCCTGGTGGGTGTTTTCACTCAGTTTTGATGCGCTCGTCCGTCACGCTTCGAGCGCGGTGTCTGGCGGCAGCGTTCAGTCGGGGGACGCGCGTTGTCGCCAGCACCAAAATTCCCGCGCTATCCCACACCAAATTCGGCCAATCTCCACTGGTGGGGGCAATTATGCTCCCCTGGTGGGTGGTTGGGGCTAGGCGT